CTATAGTGTCATTGATGGAAGATAATAAAATCAGTAACATATCTTGAATAAATAAAATAGTATATTTTTAAATTCAAAAACTTGTAATTTAATTATTTTTTGTCCCATTTTAAATCTTCAAGGGTGTAAATTAAATATATTTTTTATTTTAACTTTTTTAATTATTTTAAATATTTTAAATATTTTTAAAATATTTTCATTCTTACAGAAATTAATATATATATATAATAATACATTAATATTAAAAATGGCATCTACACGTACACAGTCTGTATGTGACTTATTAAAAGGTAAAGTTACTAATATAAGCGAACCACAAACAGATAAAGAATTATTAGAATTTACCAATGTAGAATTAAAAGGTAAAGTTACTAATATAAGCGAACCACAAACAGATAAAGAATTATTAGAATTTACCAATGTAGAATTAAAAGGTAAAGATACTGATATAAGCGATGCACAACTAGATAAAGAATTATTAGAATTAAACAATGTAGAAAAAAGTGAAAGTGAAATTGAAAGTGAAAGTGAAAATGAAAGTAAAAGTTTAGAACGGTTAACTAAAGAAGTAACAGATAAATTAAAGTTTGAAGACAATATTAAAATTATTAAAAACAAATTAATAATTTTATATTATATACATAATCCTAAATTTAAAGAAAATATAAAAATAAGACAAACGGTAAACAAAATTAAGAATTTAGAAATCGCAAAAATAAGAATGTTTGAAGATATAAAAAAAGCTAACATTCAAATAGCAGAATTTTTATATCCCCAAGAAAAATTTAATGAAGAAATCTTAATAGATATTAAAAATGAAAGTATATATTCATACCCGAAAATGATTGATCAAGTATTAATTAATAACAATTTGTTTAATAAGATTAATTTGTTTAATAATTACACAAATTTAAAAACTATATTAACCTTTGACCTTTTAAATAACTTAAATAAAAATTTAAATAGTCTATTATATTATTTAGAACCATCAAAGCGCGGCGGTTCAATTAAAATTAAAAACAATCAAAAAACATTCAAAAACAATCAAAAACAATCAAAAAACAATCAAAAAACAATCAAAAAACAATCAAAAAAAACAATCAAAAAAACAATCAAAAAAACAATCAAAAAAAAATGTAAAACTATAAAAGGATTATATTTATATAAAATATATGACATTGGTAATTATAATAATGGTGATTTAGATAAAAATAATAAAAAAAAAGAATATACAATATGGGATTGTACCAAAGGTTTTGTTATATGTGCTCGTAATGAAAATAACGCAAGACAATTAATAACTAATAATAAAAATGAATTGACTGTTGGAGATGAAATAAATTATAGAAAAGATTTTTGGTTAAATTCATCATTTACAAAATGTGAATCAATAGGTCATTCTTGTTTATCAAAAGAACAAATAATTTTAAGAGATTTTCAAGATGGATAAAAATAAAAAATAATAAAAAATAAAATAAAAAACACTAAAATATTATATAACTATAATTAAGAACTAAAAGATTAAAAAATAATATTACATACGGAAATAGTTGGATTCGAACCAACAACCTAGCGGTTAACAGCCGCTCGCTCTAGCCAATTGGAGCTATATTTCCATATTATATATAATATGATTTCTTTAAATTGAAATAATTGTAATTTAATTAAATTTTTTTAATAATTTTAATTTTTTTATTTTTAATTAAATTAATAAAAATCTATTTAAAAATATTTTTTGATTTAATATTATTTATACAAAATGAATAATATAATATTGGATAAAAAAGTATCAGAAGATGATAAAAATAATTCAGATATGTTATTATCTAAACTTGATACAATAAATGATAATAATATTAAAAGAAATATGTTAAAAAATATAATAGAAGTAAATCCTTATAATAGTAATGCGTTAATACAATTAGCTATATTAGAATTTGGCATAAATAGTAATTTAGCATTTATATTATTAGAAAAAGCATTTAGTAATGATGTTTTACCAATACAAAAACTAAATAATTATAAGTTAATATATTTAATGGGATTATTAGCAAGATATAAAATACAAAATATGGAATATAATAGTGCTGAAGTATATTTATCAAAAATAATAAAAGAAAAAAATAATTTTCCTACAATAGCACAAGAAATACAATTAGCAACTTTAATAACGGGTTATCCATATTCAATTAATGATGCTAAAAATATAATTATTAATATAGAAAATAGAATAAATAATTTATTAAAATTAGATAAAATAGATATATCTTATGTTAATGATAATGATCCATATTTATTTTGTATGTTATCATTTTTTAATTTAGAAATATATCATGAATGTAATATTAAATCTTTAATGAATAAATATTATAAATTAATGATAAAAGTATTTCCTGAGTTAATATATACTTCTCCTCATTTAAAAGAAAATAAAAAACAGATTATTAATAAAAAAATAGAAAATATATGTCATATAGGAATAATTTCAGCATTTTTTAGTGATAATTCTTCTGTTTTATTAGATTTTAAAGGAGTTATTAATAATTTACCAAATAATAAATATAAAATAACATTTATTTATATTAATGAATCTAATAAAGAAAGTAATTATTTAAAAACAAAAAAAAATGTATTAATATATTATAATAAAGATAAATGGTTAGAAAAATGTAGAAAAGATATTGGTGAATTAAATTTAGATATATTATTTTATTTAGATTCTACTATGTCTAGAATGATCCAAAAATTATTAATATCTAAATTATCAAATATACAAATTCTTAGTCACGGTCATCCTATAACATCTGGTATTGATAATAATATTGTAAATTATTATATATCATGGGAAGGTGCTGAATTAGAATATGATAAAGCACAAGAACATTATACTGAAAAATTAATATTAATACCAAAGACAACAATTCATCAATATTATTTACCTGTAACATCTAATAATAAATCATTATTTAATAATATATCCTATGAAAACATAACACGTGATGATTTTAAAGAATTTATAGAATCAAGTGGTAATTGGTATTTATGTATGCAAAAACCATTCAAAAGACATCCTGAATTTGATTATATTTTAAAAGATATTTTAAATAAAGATCCAGAAGGAAAAATAATATTACATGGTGATACACCTTATCATAATAAAATTATAATAGATAGATTAAAAAATATAAATACTGATATTACACGAATTTATTTAATACCTGTTCAACCACATCATCGTTTAATAGCATTATATAAAGTAAGTGATGTTATTTTAGATTCATATTATGCAGGAGGTTGTACAACAACACGAGAAGCATTAGAAGTTGGCGGCATTGTTGTTACTTTACCAACTAATTATTTAGGTGGAAGATGGTCTTATGGATATTATAATATAATAGGTGTAGATGATATGATAGCAAAAACTAAAGATGAATATATTAATATATCTGTTAAAATAGCAACAAATAAAAAATATAATATAATAATGAAAAATAAAATATTAGATAATGTAAATAAACTTTTTTTTCAAAAAAGTGCAATAAATGCGTGGGATACTATTTTTCAAGATATCTTAAAATTATAATTCTTTTCTAATTAAATACTTTATGAATCGGGGTCACGACCTCTGGTAGAATCAGGGTCATCACTTTCATCATCAGGGTCTTCATCAGGGTCAAGTATGTTATCATTTTTATACATTCTTATCATTTTACTACGTTTACTATTATTGTTAAAAGTTTCTGTATTTTTATTATAATAATTCTTTATTTTATTAACTATTAAGTATAAACAATATACTAATAATAAAATAATAATACAACTAAATATAACTATTGATTCTTTTTTATATATTTTATCCATTTTTTATATTATAATTATGTTTTTTATTTTTCTTACTAAATATATAAAATATATTAGGCTTGTCCTCAAATAAACGGGCGTGTTTATAAATTGATAAACCTAAAAGAGCTTATTTAAAAGCCTAGAATTTATTTGACGGTTATTATATTTAAAGTAGATATTTATTTTTAAATATTTATTTTATTAAATACTTAATTTCAAACTATATTTTAACATTATATTAAAATACATACTATATAATAACGGTTAAATTCTTTTATTAATCTATTTTAACACCTCTTCTATAATGTTCAGGTCTATTACCTGATATCATATAAGTATTAAATAGTTTTTTAATATTATAACATCCATTCTTATCCCTATTAATACACCCTAACCTATTATTTTCCATTTTATATGTTAGGATTGAGTGCATTTTGTAGTTTGTACCTGTTATAGGTGATGGTAATATTAAATTCTCACATCTGTTTTCTGTTTTATAATTTAAACATGATGTTCTATATTCATCTATATTGTAAACTTTAAATCTTTCTTTTAATTTACGTTTTAATGTAATATTAGGTGTTGATATAAAATTAGACATTTGTTGTCCTATACTCCAATCACCTATTATCATTATATGTTCTTTACTATATTCTTTTTCTATTTTATTTAATAAGTTATCTTCTGCTCTTTTTTTATTAATAAAAGAATACCAATTATACTGTCTAAATTTATTATCATTATTATTATATAAATCTATTACCTTATCATATATTTCAAGTTTCTTTTTTATATATTTTTTAAATTCTTCAACTATACAACTTTTTGAATTTAAAACTGTTAACTCAGTTTCTATTGTAGTTATACCTAGAGTATTTTTATATACATTTAGTTTTTTACTATATTTTAATCTTTTAGTTTTTTCCATATGTTCTTTATTAGTATAACTCATAAATTTAGTATTATCATCCATCATAGTAAATAATGACCTCTTACCAGGATCTATAAAAATATGCTTACCTTCTAAATCTTTTTTATTAACAATATCTTCTATATATGAAAATTCGCAATTATTAATAGATGTAGTATTTATTATACTTTCGCCTATTTTTTTATCTGTATTTTCTTTTAACTTTTTATTTGCTTTTATTTTTAACTTTTCTTTTGCTTTTTCTTTTGCTTGTTCTATCTTTTCTTTTTTAATTATTTCTTTTTCTATTTCTTTACCTTCTTTGTTAAGTCCTCTTAATCTATTATTTCTTATAGTATTACCTAATTTCATTTTTAGTTTTTTTGCTTTTTCTATTTCTACATAATCCTTATGTAAAAATATTAATGCTGTAGAAAACCCATCAGTTATAATTGTATAATCAAATACATAATTTTTAATTGTCTTATTAATTTTAAATATATTAGTCCATATAATAGCTTTTTGTATTTCGATATGTTTAAATACTTCAGATACTTTATTTTCAAATAATTCTATTAAAGCACTTGTATCAATTTGTATATGTCTTAATATTGTATTACTTTGTAAAGGAAAGAACTGAAATTGATGTGTATTTAATTTACTAAGCTCCAGATTTATATAAATCATATATTTAAAAAATATTTGAGGTGTATTCTTAAGTGCAATATAAATATTTTCATTATTAGTGTAATTAGGAACTATTTTACTTCTATTTTCTTTTAACCATATTTTATAATAACCTTCACATATGCTTGTATTTTCAAATATGTCCTTTTTTAATATTTTTAAGTCCTTAAATAATTGTTTTTTAAAATCTTTATTTTTAATTTCATTTTCATATTTATTAATAAAATATGAATTTACATATCTATTAATATACTTAATAAAGTTATTTTTAATATTATTATTAATTGAGGTTAGCATAGTAACAGCATAATAATTTAATATAGTTGATAATTTAGTACCATTTTCAAATTTATCAGTAATATCATTTATATATAATTCTTTTAATTCATTAAATAATATAAGATTATTACCTGATGGTGTTTTTTTAGTTTCAACAACAGATTTAAATGCAATTTTAATAGTATCTGTAGTAATATTAGGGATTGTAGTATTAGTTTCGTATTTTTTTAATATCCATAATCTTAATAACATATATGATTTTATTACTATTTTATTAGTTCTCCCAATAGCATCATCAAGTGTATTTACTACATTTTTATTATTATAAATAATAGAACTATCTAAAATTTTATTACTTCTTAGTTTTAGACATTTATATTTATCAGGTGGTTATTTACTCATATTATTAATTAAAATATATTTATAATATAATTATATTTTAATATAAGTATTTTTTTAAATGAATATATTATCAATTAATTAATAAATAAAAATGCAATTAAAAAATAAATTAATAGATGAACTAATAAATTTAATTATGACACAAGTAAAATTATATAAAAAGTCTGTGGATACAAGAGGTAAAAAAAATATAATTTTATATAAAGAAATAATAAAAATATTTTTAACTAGATTAGAAACAAACTTAACTTGGTATAGATTATCTACAATTTATAATATTTCAAAATCACATATTCATAATATATTTTATAAATGGACTAGTTATGGTGTATTTAAAAATGCATATGATACATTTTTAAAGAAGTATAAAATATATATAAATAATGAAGAAGCATATATAGATACTACTACTATACTTAATAAATATGGTTATATAAATACAACAGGTTATAATAGCTTTGAAAGTAAAAAACATAAATGTAATAAATTGTCAATTATAAGTAGTGCTAATGGTATTCCACTTGGTATTAAACTTGGTTGTGGTAATATTCATGATATAAAATTATTAATTGAAACATTACCTAAAAAAACATTTTTTAGAGTTTTATATGCGGATAAAGGTTATAATTCTATTAAGTTAAAAACAATGCTATTAATTACTAGAAAAATAAAATTAATATATCCATATAAAAAAAATCAAAAAGATAAAAATACAATAGGAGATAAACATGGACTACAAAATAGACTGAGAGTTGAACATGTTAATAATTTTTTAAAACAAAATAAAGCCTTAAATACTAGATATGAAAAATACATATCAAATTTTGAAGGATTAGTATATTTAGGTTGTTTAAAGTTAGGTTTACAAATTATTATTCGTGAGTTTTATAAATTTTAAGTTATATTTAAAATACATAAAAGATATATTTTTAAAAATATTTTTAAAAATAAATTTAATCATAGTAGCAATTATTAGATTAGAAATAAATTTAAAAAAATATATTTATTAATTAATAATATAAAATTAAATTTATTTTTTATTGCAAAATAAAAAACAATATATTTAATAATAAACTACACTATAAAAAATAAAAATCACTCATTTATTTGAGGATAAGCCCATTATATTTATATTAGTTTATTTTTAATTTATAAAATAATAAGTATATCCAGAACACTTTATAACTTTATATATAAAATGTCAAACTGTATAAGTTGGGATATAGGTATTAAAAATCTTGCTTATTGTAGTTTAGATTCAAATAATAGTAATAGCACTTGTAATACAATTATTTTTAATAATAAAAATTATGATATTACATATTGGGCTGATATTAGTTTAGTAAATCAAATAGAAACTAATATGGAGAGTTCTGGTGAAGTGAGTCATATTAATAATACTCTTAAATGTTCAGCATTAAATGAAACTGCTAATAAAAAAGCTAATAAAAAAGATAAAAAGAATAGCAAAATGAATTCAAAGCAAAGTGAAACACAAAGTGAAACACAAAGTGAAACACAAAGTGAAATACAAAGTGAAATACAAAGTGAAAATGATAGTATAGAGCAAATTGTATGTGGTAAAACTGCTATGTATTGTAGAGAAGAGACAACTATAGATAGTTCTGGAACTATAAAGTATAATGGTCTTTGTAAAACACATTTTAAAAAATCAGGAGAAGAAAGAATGCCTGAATTAAGTGTTAAACAATGTTGGGATAAAGAGTGTAGTGGTAAGCCAATACAAGTATTAAAAGCACATATTTATAAAGGTTATTGTAAAAAACATATTAATGACCTGATTAAAACTAAAATACACACTACTAATGATTTTTTAAAAATAAATCGTGCTAAAACAACAAGTAAATTTGACATTAATCAATTAGGTATTGCTTTATTTCAAGAATTAGATAAAATAAAAAATATTATATTAGATGCTTCAATTATTCTACTTGAAAACCAACCCGTATTAAAAAATCCAACAATGAAATCTATGCAGATGTTTTTGTATTCTTATTATTTAATTAGAATAATTGATAGTAATACTGATACTAATAATACAAATTCGAATTCTGTATCAATTAATAATTCTAATACAGAATCTATTTTAAATAATAAAAAAATACAATGTTATTGTGCCAGTAAAAAATTAGATTTAATTAAATTTTTAAGTGATACAGAACAAAAAAGAATTATGGACTATATAGATACAGTAAATAGTGGTTATCAAAAAAATAAAAAAATGGCAATAATGATGGTTGAAAGTATATTAAAAAATAATGATAAGTGGTTAGCTTTTTTTAAAGGTCATCCTAAAAAAGATGATTTAGCAGATTCATTATTAATGTCATTACATTATTTTGAAAAAACTAATTTAGTAAAATTAAAAAAAGATGAAGAGAAAACTAAAACTAAAATAATTAAAGATACAAATAAAATAATTAAAGATAAAATAATTAAAGATAAAAATAAAAAAAGTAATAAACTTGAAGATGATAATGACAATAAACTTGAAGATGATAATGAATATGAAGATGATGGTGAAAATTATAAAATAGAACTTAAAAAGAAATAGTAAATTATTCTAATTTATTTAGATTTAGTTAATTTATAACCAGCGAAAGCATAATAAATATACGCAAGCACAATATAGAAGATACCAAAGAAAACACAAAGGATAGTTTGTAAAGCACTACCTGTAAGTTTATATGTGGAAACAGCAAACAAAGTTATTATTAATAATATTATAGCAATAACTACTATTAATTGAGTTGTACTAATATCATTTTTAGGGTTAGTATCTTCAAAATTAGATTGTTGTTCTGATAAACTTTGTAGGGCAATACCTGATAAGCCAGATGATACAATTTTAGTTATTTTAGAAATATCCATTTTTTAATTAATTATTTATTATTATGTATTATAAATATTTTATTTTTTTTATTTTTTAATATAAATTATTTTTTTTAATATAAATTATTTTTTTTAATATAAATTATTTTTTTTAATATAAATTATTTTTTTAATATAAATTATATTAAAATGCGTAAATAATTACATATTTCTTTACTTAGTTTTAATTAGTATAAATAATAAATTATAATTGTATTTATAATAATATAAATAATAACTTATATACCTATATAAATAAAATAATTAATATAAATTTATTTAATTTAAATTATATTTAAAATGGAATTTGATTTAGATTTAGATTTAGAAGACCTTAATCTTAAAAGTGTTGATATGAATTCAAATGATTCAAATACAACAAGAAATATATCATTTGGTTCAAATAGTAATTTTAAACCAACAATGAGAGAACAAAGTCCTAATTTAACAATTTCTACAAGTAATAATGATGCAATGCCTATGAATGGTTTTAATAGTGATAAAGAAGTTGATTTTGGATTAAACTTATTAGTTAATAAAAAAAAACAAAGACCTGAATCAGAAGTTACAAAATTAGGTAATGATAATGGTAATAATGGTAATAATAGTTCAAATCCAAGTCCTACACCTTTAAGTAATAACAATAATAACAATAATATGTTTTCAAATTCAAATACAATGCCTCAAAGAGTAAATTTAGATGATACCGAAGTTTTACAAAATTCATTATTTGATGACAATATAACAAATATTGATTTAGATAAAGAATTAAATTCTATGAATTTAGATGATATTGAAACACCAAAACCAAGTATGAGTGGTCCAAGCTTACCAAATTTTGGCAGTTCAAGTTCTGGAACTGGTAATAATGGATTTGCCGCAAGTTCTACTAACACATTTGGTAGTAGTGGAAGTGGTAATAATTCATTTAATGATAATAATTATGGAAGTATAAATACAGCAGGAATTAGTAGCACAGAAAATTTATCATTTGAAGAAATACAAAAACGTAAATTTGATTTATTATGTAAATTTGAAAGATTAAGAGACAAAGGAATAAAATTACCAAAGACTTTTTCTATGTCAAGTAGTTATGAAGAAATGAATCATGAATATGAACGTTTATTACATCATCGTAAAATGGATAATAGTGTTAAAATGCAAAGACGTATGTTAGTTTCTTTTGCTTCAATGGCTGAATTTGTTAATAATAAAACTGGAAATCCATTTGATGTTAATTTAGATGGTTGGAGTGAAAATGTGAATGAAGAAATTAATACTTATGATGAAGTTTTTGAAGATTTGTATGAAAAATATAAAGAAAGCGCAAATATGGCTCCAGAATTAAAATTAGTGTTTATGGTAGCAAGTAGTGCTTTCTGGTTTCATATTTCAAATAATATGTCAAAATCTGTTATGGGAAATATGAATATGGGTGATATGTTTAAAAATAATCCTGATTTGATGAATCAATTTAAGACCGCAGCTATGGGTTCTATGCAAGATAATAGCCCTGGACTTGCTAATTTTATGAGTATGGGTCAAGGGGGTAATAGTAATAATGGACCACCTAAATACAATCCAACAGCCGGACCACCTTTTTCTAATCCAAGAGATGCTCCTCCAAGAGGTTCAACTAATATAAATTCAGGAGATGATATAGATGCTCTTATAGATAGTATTAGTAATTAAATTAAAAATTTAAAATTTTGTTAATTTTTTATTTATTTTTATTATTTTTTTTTATTTATATAAGGTTGTATTCATATTATTATTATTATTTATATTATTATTCATATTATTCATATTATTTATACCATTCATTGGATTTAAATTTATTTTATTGTCATTTTCATATTTAGAAACAAGTTGTTTTGCCATTTCATAATCTTCTTTATTAATAGATGAATTATTATCAATAGGAAGAATACAATAATCACTATTTTCATTAAATAAAGTAGTTATAAGAACAATAAATGAAATTGTAATTACACCAGCAACTACTAAATCACGAGTCCCCATCCACAATACTAAAAATATAAGAAATCTACGAGCAAATTTATGATTTAATACTTTATGCATAAAATCTCCAACTTCATTACCAATATAACGAGCACCTATATTAATTAGTAATATCATTAAACCTAAAATATATTTATTACCACCTAAACCCATTGTTGCTAATGCTAAAACAGATGCGTTGCCTGCTGGTAATGGTGTTGATGAAGCTACTGATGTAATTGAAGAACTCATTTTTTTATTTTTATTTTATTACTATTTATAATTAATATATAATTTTGTTTTATTTTATTTTATTTCAAATAAAAATATTATTTAATATTAATATAAATATATTATTTATTTATTAATTTTATTTCAAATAAAAATAGTTTTAAATTAAGTAAAAAATGGCTTCGTACCACACTAATCCTAATGGAAATAGAAATGGAACGTATATTAATACGAATACTTTAATTGATTCTAATCCAATGTATATGAAAGTAGGACCAAGCTCGGGTAGAAGAAGTGGGAGCAGTGGGAGCAGTGAAAGTAATGCTATACTTTCACAAAAATCTGCGACAAACAATAGACGTGAATACACATTCACTAACACAAATAATAATAATAGAAAGAAACGCATTAATAATCTTAAAAAATTGTCACCATCTATACTTAGAAAAACACGTACATTTAAAAATGTTAGTAAAAAAACTCCAAACGAAAAACTCTTTGAGATTAATAGATTTGAGATGACAAAAATACTTGAATTTTTTTCAATATTTTTTGAACAAGATACAAAAAAAGATAATAAGAAAAAAGATAATAAGAAAAAAGATGAACCAAAACTTAATGTTAGTGTTACATATAATAGTAATGACTTAAACACCTCAGTAAATAAAAAATATGTTTTGTCAGGTGATAAAGTATATGAATATAATAAGGTTATATGTAGTTATTTTAAAAAAGAAAATGATGACGAAACCACATTAATTAATGAGTTATTACAAAGTTTAGCAAATTATAATGAAAAATACCATACTAAAACACATAAAAATAAACCAAAAAAATTTAGTGAAATGAATATAGAATTTACAAAGTTAAAACAAAAATTATTTAAAAACTTAAAAGATATTTTTACCGAAAAAAAAATAACATTTGAAAATTTAAAATCATTGGAAAATTTGAATGTTAATAATGTTAATCTTAATAATTCTGCACAAGCTCATGTTAATCTTAATAATTCTTCAAAACTTGATAGAACTACTATTGTATAATTTTATTTTATTTTATTTTATTTTATTTTATTTTATTTTATTTTATTTTATTTTATTTTATTTTATTTTATTTTATTTTATTTTATTTTATTTTATTTTATTTTATTTTATTTTATTTTATTTTATTTTAT